CATAGGTGTTAAAGACCCTCTGACGGCCATTAAATTGGTTATCAACCAACCCTCAAGTTTAGGTTTAGACTTGGCTTGAGCAACCAAGGTAGTACTTATATCAGTTGTTATCTATATCCGTCAATGCGTGGGTCTTGTAATGATTCTTCAATCATCTGTAAGTTCTCTTTGCAACACAAATCACGATCTATAAGTTCTTGATATTCCAGTAATTTGCGTTTATCTTCTTGGCGTTTCTTATAGCATTTAGCATCACGACATAACCACTCTTTACTGTTCTCATAATCGTAATGAAAGTGTAAATAGATTGGCTCACTCATTTGATACCCATTTGTTTTTTAACCTTTTCAGGTGTTACAGGTACTTGTGGTTCACAATCTTCGTGCAATAACTCTTTAGCAATCATTTGATGACACACTTTACACCAAATATATGTAGCCATTATTTAATCCTTTGCATACAAGCTTTACAATATGATGCTGCGTAACACCAGCAACCACAACTAACGCACCTTGATATTAGATCTAACATACGCTTTCACCCACTCCCAAATCTGCATAATACCAAGCGTAAGAATTCCACCTATTAACAAACTAATAACAGCTTCTCTACCTAATGGTGTTCCCATTTAATGCCCCTGTCTTGACTTAGTGTTTTTTTTCTACTATCTTTCTTGCTTCTTCCATATCATCTTTATTTCTAAAGTCTTGTGCTCGGTTAAGTAGGTCATAAGAGATAGAAGCTCTTAAAGCCTGTTCAACGCGGTATACGTCTTTGTAATCCATTTTGCCCCCCTTTCCTAGTCTTATTGTCGCATAAATAACACTAATAACACCAGAAACACACCAATAAAAGCTGTAAATACTTCCACTTATTTAACCCCCATTTTCTTTGAACATTGTGGAAACGCTCTTGCAAATCCTTGCTTTTTAACGAGCTTCTGCGCGCGTAGGAGTTGTTCACGAACAGAAGCTCTAGCGGGATCTCCAGTACCCCCGACATAACCCCAACTCCGTGAATCGAATTGAAACAAGCCCCTGTACTTGCCTGTTCGATTAACAGCTTCTGGATTTAATGATGACTCACAAACGGCTATTTTCCGATAGTCGCTTGGTAGTAGCTCAACATCATTAAAATATGGGTTTAATAAAAATATCTCTAAAATTGGTCTGTCTTCCAATCTGCTGTTGCCATTTCACTTTGTTCGTGAGATGACGGAAGTCTAGAAGCGCTTAACCACGCACCAAGATTGTCTGCAAGCAACTGTTGATTGTCTAGTTGATTTTTAACAATGGTGTATGGGGCGAATTCTAACTTTGCAAACTCCTGCTCTTTACTTAAGAATTGCAGATATTTCAGTAGCTTGTCTTTATCCCAGTCAGTATAAACACGCTTACATAGACTATGCAAGAAGTTTATTTGCTTTTCTGTAGCAACCCTGTAATTGCCAAAATGGTTCATTTCTAAGCCTTGCTCTTGTCCAGATACCAGTATGGGGGTTTCTTGGCTAATTTTGCCCTCTATGGGCTTTGTAAGGCTATCTGGTGGGGTCTGCCAAGGGTCATTTTCTGGCTTCATATTACGTTGCACTTCCTCTCGACTAGCAATACCTTTTGTGACAGCGATTCCAAGAGCTGCAATTGCTCGACCCCAAGCACTTGTTTCAAGGGTCATCATTTCTGCGCCTTTAGCAAATCCTCTAGCTGGTACACGTTCCCAAGCCCAACCACTTGCGTAATTCATTTTGTCGCGATCTGGATATGCAAAGGCTTTACCATAGATATAAGTCTCGCCACCAAATTCCAGTACGCCTTTATATTCAAAATGCAAAGTGCCTTCTGGGAATTTGTCATAAAACATTTGTATTCTGTCTTTTACTTCTATGTAGTTCTTTAGATAATCCATTTAATTTACTCCTATAAATAGTCCGTAGAATTCTTGTAATTGCGCTAGCTTGTTTTCACAATCGCACGGCTCAAATATGCACCTAGTTTTGTGGTAATAATCCATAGTGTGATATGCGTGAGCCAGGAGATGAGATATTGGATACCATTGTTTATCCATATTGCCCCTTTCGTTAAAACGAGGCTAGAACAAAGGTGTGTCAAAACACGGCATTGAATTATAACAATTTGGTAACGGCTTTAGCGCCAAAGTTCGCCTTCGGCAATAAAAGAGCCGTCCTTATTAAAAGGCACGAGCTCAGGTTTAACTTGTCCGTCTTGTTCATATAAAATTCCAAAGCCTGCCTGCCAATTAGCGTGCCCTTCTTTCATATAACGCATACCAGCAGAATTAAGATTACAAAGGTGACCAACTTCCATTCCCCAAAGTGTGTCAAGTTTTCCACCAAAGCCGTGACTAGCTGAAGCAATACCTTGTCTATGTGTATGACCACAAACAACATTCTTACCTGTTCTTGTAGCTAGTCCAAGAGCTGTTTGTCCTGCGTGATTGTAAAGCCTGCCTTCGTCGCCGTGCCCCATTATTACGCCTTTAGCAACTTCGGTTAATGATCTGTTGTATGTAACGTTTATGTCTTTGTCGTTATAACCTAAAAGGTTTTCTATTTTGATTGCGTCAAGTACTGCAAAAGCTGGCGCGTGACGTGATACATATTTTTCAATACGTATTGTGTGGTTACTTCGTTGAATTAAAAAAGGCTTACTGCGTCCAATAGCACTACGGAATTCTTTGAGTAAGCCTTTAAGTCCAATTATATTCTTTTGTAAAGAACCTTCAAACTCTAGGGCTGTGCCTCGTGCGTAAGTTGATATGGTTTGGCAATCAAGTTCATCACCAACACATAATAGTTTGTCTGGTTTAACGTAATCTATGTAATCTAAAAGGCTTTCAACGTACGATTTCTTAATAAAAGGATATTGCAAATCTGAGATAATTACGTAACGTTTAATACGTTACCTCTTTCGTTTAGGTTTACCTAACTCTGTACTAATACTATCTATAGTACTACGAATTTTGAGAACATCTAACTGTAGGCGTGTCACTTTATCTGCTAAAGAACTTCCACCATTAGGGAACAATTGTGATTTCATTTTAGTAATTTCTGCTGTTGCTTTAATGGTCAAAACAAGAATTGAAACAAGTAAACCGATAATGCCAATTAGTTCGTTTATCATTGTCCGTCAAACCAATTTGGATCATAAAAATCATCATCTTCATCTTCGTCAGGTGCAAGAGTAAATTGGTATTTTTCAGCTGCATAGTTAATAATCCCAAATACTGAGTGCTGTGGCATATCTTCATTAGCTGCAATTTTGATTGTCTTCTTTTTGCCGTCAAACATTTCTAAGCAACAAACAAAGCCTGTAATCAGTTTGCCTTCTTCGTGAGCTCTGTTAATAATTCGTACAAGCTCTGATGCCATAACGTCAGGTAATTCAATAGTTGTTTTCTTTGCTTTTGGTTTAGACATTCAAATCAACCCCATTCAGTTTGTTAGTCCAACCAAGGTATTTGTAGCCCCACTTATCTTTTACACTTGTGTAATAAGTAAGACCTATCAAGTCCTTGTCTGGAATATCGGTTGACCAAATATATCCTGCTTTATGGCTTTGAATGGCAACGTGTCCGAATCGTCCGCCTTTCCAAAAATGTGTCGCACCAATAGGCGCCATCATTGGATCAGTAAATTTGTTCTTTGTGGGCGTATTGTCCCAAGCAGATATTGCAGAAGGGAACTTAGCGGGAATGTTCCAAGCTAGACGACAAGTTTTAAGGCATAAGCCTTTAACGCCTGTTTTTCGTTCAATATGCCATTGCTGCATCTTTTCAGCAGCTTGACGACCTATCATTAGTGCTCGTTGTTGTCTTTGACCTTAACGTAGCCAAAAGTGCCGTCTTGTGGATTTAACCAACGAAGTAGTGGTGGAAGTATTGCTGCTAATCCTGATGCTAGTAATGCTTTTGGATCTGTAACACCTGCAAGGTAACAAGCTATTGTTGCTGCAAGGAATGATCTGCCGTATGAAGCTGCTATTGCTTTGTAGTTGCTCATAAGATTGCGTTAATTTCTTTTGCAGTTAAACCAAGTTTTGCAAATGCAGATTTTTTTAATTGCAATTCACTTTGTAATCTAATTTCTTGTTCTTCTAAATCTTTTTGCATTTGTGCTTGGTCTGCTAAAAAAAGTTCTTTATCTTTGCCTGTCAATTCAATTACTTCATTGTCAATACCAATAAAAATTTGTTCTTCTTTAACTTTTGCCATTATTTATTAACTCCATAAACTGAAACTGTACCTGTAATTGTAGAAGTGCTTGGTATTAAAGTAAATCCTGTGAAAGAAGTTGCGCCTGTATGTCTGTAACCTTTGCCAAAAAATACAGCGCCAGCATTAGAATCATAATCCATACCTATTGCATAACCAGTTGTTTCAACTGTTGCAAATGGTCTAAATAAATAACAAGTAGAAGAACCTCCACCCGTAGTACTTCCATGAACAATTCTTTCAAAAGATGTTTTTGCGTTTCCTAAATTAGATTCGGTACCACCTGCAGCAATAGAAATGTAAGAATAAAAACTTGCATAACCATAATTTGTTGTTGTGTCAGTTGCTGAAACCCTTAGTCTCATATTTACTGAAACGTTAGTTGAAGGTGTAGTTAAATTAGTAACAATTAAATAATTGTCATAAGTTGCACTAAAAACATCATTAATTGATTGACTTGATACTCCACTAAAACTAGTCGTATTCAGTAAAACCATTCCAGCCTTTTTTGTACCAAGAGCTGTATTCATAGACGCGTCAATTGCGTCACCTAAGGTCTCAATAGCTGTAGCGCCGTCTTTTACAAGATCAGTTGAAGTTGGTACAGCCCAACCATAATTAGGGGTAGTAGTTGCCATAGTTCCTTATCCTATCGCTAAGTCAAGCCAAGTCAAGATACTATCAAGATTTTGCCATTGAGTTGCTGGGTTGTAGTCTTCCCATTGTACATCAACTGTTGAGTAAATTTTGTTACTTACAAGCATTTGAAGATCAAGTGTGTTTTTACCAAGTGTCCAAGTCCAGCCTTCAATAAAGCCTTCAAATTCGCCTGTTGGGAATAAGCCAACTGGTAACAAGCTGACAAACAAGGCTTTGTCCATAGTTAAACCAAGTAAAGAATTTCTGGTGGTGTCATCTAGGTTAGGGTTAGCTAGGTCAAGGCTTAAAGAATCAAAACCTGTTTTAGGGATACCTCTGAGAGCCACAAATCTTGTTGCCTGATTTGTCGCTTGTGTTGCATCTGAAAGAATCGTCGAATTGACCTGTTGGATAAGACCATAAAGGTTAACACTTGTGTCATCTATAGCTTCAACTTCAGCTGTAGGGTCACCATATTGAACTACAACGCTGTTAACAATATCTGCTGTCTGTAATCTTGTTTGAATTCCATCTGAAGATACAACTGAGGAATCTAAAGGAATTAGATTAGATCCATAATTATTTGTTCTGCGTTCAGCATCAGCGTAACCAATATTGCCTGCCGTTGTCTCATACATATATCCAAGACCTGAATCGGAAGTGGTGTTAACCAAATCAAAAGCATTTTCTGAACTAGCGTTTCTGGCTAGTACTGTGTAACGTCCAGTATCAATTGTGTCTATGCCTTGAATACCATAAGTAGCCCAAGTATCTGAAACCGATATATCATTCCAAGTTAAAGTTGCGCTTAAATCTTCCCAAGCTGTATAAAGGGTTTCTTGGAGTATTCTGGTAATTCTTGCCCCATCAAGTTCGATTGGGTAAGAAACAGATCCAGCAAATCTTTTAACTAATTGACCTAAAGCACCTTGAGCTTGAATTTGTAAAACGTTAGCAAAAGTTCCACCAGCACCAGCACCAGACAAAGTATTAGAAACACTTGAAACCTCACCAGTAAATAATTTGACAAACGTTCCTGCTGTATTCTTTGTTTCAATGACAACAGAATCAAGCAAATTAATTGTTGGGCTAGTACCTGAAAGGTTAACTAATTCAAGATTGCAGTATGAAGGTTGTGTTTGGTCAAATATGTCCACTCGACCAGCGGTGATTGTTCCACCACTTAAAATCTCGTTAGTGTATTCGACTCCAGCAATTGTTATTTTGTGAGTCGGTGTGAAAATTGTCATCAGCCAAGATTTACCTTAAACCAGTAGTTGCATAAGCTGTATTAGTTACCTTGGTGATTGCTCTAGCTGTGGCTAATGGATCAGTAATGGCACTCTTGACGTTGTTATAAACGTTTACAACTGTTCCTGTTGCTTGTTTAACAGCTGGGGACAAACTCAATAATTGTGGTGCAGGGTTTACAAGAAGTTTGCCAACATCAGGCAAACGATTATAAGCACCAATAGCAGTTTCAATTGCAGCAATAATTTGAAGTATTTTGTCTAAAAAGGCTTGTAAACCTTTATCGTTTGCTGCACCCGTAAGTTGATCTACAAAATTGCCAACCTTAATTGCAACTAATCTTATTTCTTCACCAAGTAAGTAGGCTGAACCTTTAGCATTATCTAAGTCGTAACCAAAAGTTATTGCACCTGTTCCAACGTCATAAAATGCTCTAGTTAATGATTGTTTACCTGCTCCTGTTAAACCATTAACAAATTGTTCAATTACGGGAATAATGTTATCGGTCATAAATGTTGCAAGTCTTTCTAAAATTGGCAGTAAAGCAAATCCGATTTGTTCTTTGGCTTCACCTATAGATATATTTAATAAATCCATTCGTCCTTTGAATGACTCAGCAGCTAAAGCAGCTTGTCCAGCAAAAGTTTCACTCATAACCTTTTGAGCTGCGTCAAAATCTTTAGTTTTAATTATTGACTCGTCTAAAGTTACCCCTAGACGTTTAAGAGCACCAAGATTTCCGTCATATCCTTTGGCAAGTGCTTCTGTGACAGTAGCAAGGTCTTTACCTGTGCCTGCACTAATGTCTAATGCTAATTGTTGAAGTTTTTGTGCTTTACTTACATCATTTGTAGATCTAATTAACCTATCTAAACTCGGACGGAGTTGGTCATCTGCAACAGCGCTTGCTCTTTGAGTTTTGTCTATGTATAGTTCAACAGATTTAATTTGTGCGTCTGTGGCTTTAGTTGTGTTACGTAAAGTTTGGGCAAGACTTAATTGGGCTTTCTCATCTTCAATAGCTGCTTTAACAGCGTCTACACCTATTTTAATTGCCATAGTAGCTGCAGCTGCTCCAACTGCTAAAAATGCAGCTGCGCCAACTTTTAATGCGTCATCAAGTTTATTTGTGAAGGTACGTGTTTCTTTATCGGCTTTATCAAGGCCGTCAATGAAATCTTTGGTGTCAGCAAGTAACGCCAGTTTGAGGGTTCTAATATCAGCCATTAAATTCTACCTGCCCAAGCGTCTCTAACTTTTTCAAAACCTGCTAACCATTCCTTTGCAATAGTTGGTTGAAATCTAGACATAGCAGGATATAACCACCAACCACGATTTCCTCTACCTTGAGATGGAGAACGTTTTGGGAACTGCTTGTACTGTTTAGATCCAAACTCTGAACCCATTATTACATAACCAGCACTAAAAGCACTAGCGCCAACTTTTTGACGACCGCCAATACTGAAAGAAGGTGCTTTATCTGATTTAGAAACTTTAATACTTTCAGCAACTGCTACAGCCTGTTTAGGGTTATATGGTGCGCGTGAAGCAGAACCTTGAGCATATGCAGCGCCACGTTCAGCCAAATCTTTTGCAATTTGTTTCATATCATTTTTGGCAATATCGTCCATTTTTCCAAACGCACGAAGTAAAGCACGATAATCTTTATCAACTGGAACAAGACTAATTGCTCTAGCCATTATTGCGCTCGTTCAATATGTCGATTGCTGTAGCCCAAATATCTGGATCTGCATTTAGCCAATAATCTGGCGAAATACCAGTTGTTATTGCTAACTCGACTGCTATTCGCCCGACTGAGCGGGCTTCGTAAAATTTGCTGTCTCAAAATCAACAGCTGCAATATCGACGACTTTTGATTTCCAAGTGTCAATGTTTTCCATCTTTTTTGTGACACGTTGTTGAATCTTGTGTCCCAAGAATAAAAGCAACTGGTTACTTGGACTGCTTTCCTCAGTAAGAATTTTAATAATAGAACGATTGTTATATAAATCTTTTTCTGCTTGGGCAAGTTCATTAGGTCTAGTCCATTCTTCATAAACTTCACCTGTTTCCAATTCCCAACGTATTTTAAGTTTAAGCATTTGTGTGCCCCTGTTCTTTGTTTATAATGACTCGGTGATTGAACCAACAACTTGCAAAGATACAGAAATTTTTTGAGCATCTGAACCTGTTCCACCTTGGCTTGGCCAAGAAGGTAGCACGTTGAAAGTAAATGTCTTGCTAGTTTTTGCAGTCAAAACAGCAGCTAGAACTGTGTCTGGTGCTGATTCAGTTGCGTCCCAAAGAGCTTTAGTCAATGAGTCTGTTTCGCCAATATCGTTTAGGAATTCAAGATCCAAAGTTGCATTGTTGTCAATGTACTTGTAAGCGCGTCCTGCGATAGTGTCAAAAGTTAAACGATCTGTTGAAATTGTTAAGTTTGCGGTCAAGATTTGATCTGAATAATCTTTAGTTGCAATAGTCAAAACAAGTGAACGACCACTTAAGATTGTTGTTGCCATTGTTGCCTTCCTTAGCCTGTGTAGGCTGTTTGTAGTTGGATTTCAGCAGTTAACAGATCAGTACTGTTGGTCTGCCTAATTCTCGGACTAGATACCGACAGTATAACCCAAGAAGTCGGAACAAGTGCCAAGATTGTTTCTATATCATCTTCCAAGTTTTTTAATGCGCTTGGATTTGAATACGTAGTGCTGACCACTTCTAAAGTAAGTCTTACGTACCAATTCTTTGTATTGCCAATAACCATTGGTTCAAGGTATGGGTCAGAAGCCAAAATAAGAGCTGCTGGTGGGATTATTATTTCTGGTACGTGATCATAAGCGGTGTAGTTTGTTCCAGAGGTTATTGCTGTTTTTAAGGTGTTTCTAAGGTCTGATAAGGCCATAGATTAACCTACTTGACTATTGGAGTCTATGTATTTTGAAATTAGACCTGTGACTTTGTAAAGTAGTGTCCGACCCATTCGGTATGGTGCTGGTGTGTAATCAAGGGCTTGTTGTGTGCCACCTGCGGCTAGTCTGGATTGGAATACGTCAATAGCAATTTGTAATACGGCTTCTTCTACTGCTTTAACGTTGTTGTATTGGGATAATGTGTTGGCGGCTGCCCGTCCGTTTGGAATTATGCTTCTGTAATCGTGAACTGTTGCACCTGTTGTTGTAATAACAAAAACATAAGAGTCAACGATTTCTTCAACAACTTTATTTCCATTATGACCTGTCACGCCTGAA